TCATTAAGTTTTCCCTGTTTATCTATTTTATCACTTATTAAATCTATTGAATCACCGCTAACCATAGACTTAGCTAACTGATTTAAAGTAAGTTCAGGAAAAAGAGGTTTATATTTTTTTGCTTGAGCGTAAGCGTTGTCAGATACTATTTTCTTTTTATTGTAAATATTTTTAGCAAAATCAGAACCTATGTTTATTAATCCAAACTCATCTTCACTTTCATTTGGCAACATACTTTTAGAAACAGAGTTCCAAGTATCGCTATATCCATCTCCCTGAAAACTAGAAATAGGAACACTATTTAACTCACTTGTAATTTCCTTTTTAAGTCTTTCCGTTGCTACATATTTTCTTTCTTTATTTTCTATTCTTTTTCCTTCATCATATCTTGTTTGCTCTAGTGTTATTGCCCTAGCTCTTTCTTCTTGTTGATTAGCATACCTTTGTCTAGCAGTATTAATTTCCTGCCTATCTAATTCAAGCCTAGCATCTGCACGTTCATTGTTCTTTTTTTGTTGAGCCTCCGCAAGTTCATTTGCTCTTCTTTGTTGTTGGTACTCAGGACTAGCATACTTAGCTATCTCTGTAAGGAATGTATCAAGACCACTTTGAGCTTCTTGAATTATTATAGGTCTATTACTTCTTGATAATACTCTTGCCATATTAAGCTTGCCTCCATCCACCGTTAACATAAACATACATTATTCCATTAGAGCCTTCAAATCTTTGACCCTCCTGACCTTGTCCTCCAGTCCATCCCGGTGGACTATGCATACTACCAGCTCCAGTTGGAGCTACGTATTCTCGGTCTCCAGCACCTTCAAGTTCAGCTAACGCTAGTCCAGCATCTTGCAAGTACTTTTCTCTTTGGTCTCTAATATCTTCAAATAAACCTCTTTGAGCAGACTCAAGACTTCTTGTTCCTCGCTCTTGAATACTACTTCCAGCTTCAGACATTAATCTTTCTCTTTCTCCAAAACCAGTAAATCCAGCACCAGCACCTTGAGAAGAAGACATAGCCTTTCCTAATGCAGATTGTGCTTGAGAACTTATATCTGCAACATTTGACATATAACCTGCTACTGTTGACTCTTCTCTACTAGGGTCATATAAGAATTGACTTTGAAATTTTTCCAACTGTTGTTCATTAGGCATATACCCAGCCGCTTCATAAACATCTGCAATACTAGGCATACTTGTTTGACCTGAGCCATAGGTGTAAGTTGAACCACCATTATTATACTCAGGTATCTTAAATTTATTTTGAGTAGCACCAGCCGCTCTACTTAGAGCTTCTATCATCTCATCCATATTCATTATATCGCCAGAATCCTCCTTCATACTTCTGTATTCTCGCATACTTTTAGGGTTAGGATACCTGCTTTCCATCATTTTTAATAGTTCAATGTCTCTTTGCATCTTAGATAAGCCGCTTAATATGCCTTTATCGCTCGTATTATCCATCATGCCTATGTTACCCATGGCTTGTTGAGTACCCATTCTCTGTCTAGCATCTATCTCTAACGGGTCATCTACACTACCACCATCTTGCATGTAACCAGACTGAGGCATCTTTTTTACATTGCCACCACTCATCATTTTTTGTGAGCCACTAAGCGTACTAAGTGCTATTAGTTCGTCAATAGCTGAGTGACCACTTTCTAATCTATCTGCATTGTTTAACATATTTAACTTGTCCATTCCTATTTTTTCTGCGGCATCTTTACGTATAACAAATTCACCGGGTTCTAACATTGCTGGTACTGTATCTGGCATTACAGAATCCTCCTACTAAATGGGTTCATATCTATTAATCCACCATGTCCATATTCCTCTATTTGACCACCATCTTCATAACCTCTTAATCTTCTTTGAGTAGCTTGTATAAAATCTAAATTACTAGAGTCTCCGGACAGAGAAGATTGCTCTGGATATTGCTGTAACAAATTTTGTAAAGAAGCTAAAGGTCTTTGTTCTCCCGTAGCAGGTTCAAGCTCAGACTCAAGTCTTTGTATTATATCTGCAAAGTTTGAAGCTCTGTCTCTATATTTTTGTGCACTTGGAATATCTCCAAATTCTTTTATAAAGCTATTAAGACTTCTAGAGCTAGCTTGATTTCTTAATGCTTCTGCTTCATTAATATCTGCTATTGTAGTGTTTAACCTGCCTAGTCTATCTGAACCTTTAAGGCTTTCTTCGTAAGACATCATAGGGTTAGACTCAAGAGTTTTATAAAGCTTATCTCTTGAGACATTTTCACGAGCCCTTAGTTCTGCAAAATCTTTATCTGTGGCTGAAGAATTACTGTCAATTAAAAAATCTGATTGCTCTGGAATTATAGCTCCATCAGTAGATGGGTCAAAAACTTTTCTATCTATTTTTGCTTCTGCAAGACGAGTATCAATAAATTCATTAAACTTTCCACCAGCATAAGTAGCCGCACCCTCTCCAATAGAGCGTTCAGCTAATTCACCTAAGTCTTGAGCTTTCCTGCCTTGCCTTTCTAGGTATTCAAAGTCATCTTTATATAAACCAGTAGAAGATTTCTTAAGGTTTTCAGTATCTACAAATGAACCACCTACTAATTCACCAGCTCCTTTACCTATAGCAGAACCAAGTGCTTTTCCAGCAAGTACAGAAACTCCACCAGTAGGTGCGGCTAGTGCCGCTCCTAAAGCTGTACCTGCAAAGCTACCTAACTTTCCTAGTAAACCTCTATACTTTTGTTCTTTAGCTACTTTCTCTGCGTTTGCTTCAAATTCTTCTTGAGCTATTCTCTTATCTCTATCTAAACTTGTTAAGTATCTAGCTCTAGATAGTCCGGGTATATAGCCACCTGTTTGATAACCCATAGGCTTCATGTAACCTCCACCCATATATCCTTTAATTGTTTTATTTTTATCGTACATGATTGTCCTTTATATTGTTATTTCAGTTCTCCATACAGAGGTTATATAATAATCTTTTGATGAACTGTGAGGGTTTGCACTTGCTTGTATACTTATTGATGCCTTAGCTCCTGCGTCTACAACGGGTGTATTGTTAAAATCAGATTGCTTTACTTCTATTGTAGTATTATCTGCAAATGTGTCTGTATATGTAAAGCTAGCAACTTCATCTACGGTTGCATCACCACTATCTTGTCTTTTAATTTTAAAAGTAAAGTTGGCAGTAGGTGTATCAAATGATTCTGGTCTAAATAATATCTTATGACAAGTCATTTTAAATGGAACAAGAAGAGTTGATGTAGCATCATTCATTCCTGTTTGTTCTCCTGTTCCCTGCCAAGGTATAAAATGTTCTGTAGTCCCTATGTTATCAGAAAAATTATGTTTATATATTCTATAGTCTATGAATGTATTTGTATACTCTAAGATATTAGTAGTTAGTTTTCTATCTACAAATCTGTTTCCATCTGGAGTTAAGTAAACTTTATATAGTAAATTATTTTTTTTAAGATTTAAACTAGGGCTAGAGCTTTTATTGTTTGATATAGATACTTGACCTTCAATCATATTACCTAAATGCATTTCTTCGTTAGAATATAAAGCATCTTGTTTTTTATTTGTTAAGAACTTAGAATGATTTCTCATTAAGAAACTTCCTTGCTTTTTAAAGTTCTATATTGAATAGTTATATCATTAATTTCAAAAGTACCAGAGTCAGGTAAAACAATTTTAAACTGTATGCTTTGACAACTAACTATACTGTCTGCCTTAAAAACTCCTACATCCCAAGTAGACACAGCATCTAAATCTCCAGAGTCATTACCTGCAGGTGTTACATTTGAACCTGTAGAAAAATCAGAGAAGCTACCAGTACCATTTATCGCAAACTCTAAAGGAGTTAGTTGGTCTACACTTGACTTGTAAGTTATTATAACCTTGTATATTTTTTTAACTAATCCTGCATTCCCAAAATCTATATCTCTAGTTATTATAGATTGATTACTTTGAGTACTAATGTTTGCTCTGTACTTTAAAAACTCAACTACCGTAGCTGACTCTTCATGTCCTATAATTAAACTGTTGTTCCAATCTTTAGCAAAGTTAGTATAGTAATGGCTATCTGTAAATAAATTTGTATTATATGTCCAAGCACTAGTATCAAAATCATATATAAAACATTGATTACTATTTGTACTTAAATCTGAAGGAGACCTCATTACAATTAACTGATTACTTATATCATCATAGCCACACATAATGCTTTTAAAATGTAAATTTCCATTTGCAAAGTCAGACCAGACTGGTATATTAGAATTAGTAGACTCGAATATACCTAATTTGTTTTTAGTTAAGTCTACCGTATCAGCTCCATTATAAATAAAACATCCTTTTTCATTTGCCCATACAACTCCAAATTCAGTTTTTACAATACTATAATGAAAAGAAACCCCAGAGTTTTTTATGCTTTCTTCTAAAAACCAACCTGAAGGAGTTGGACTAGATATATTTAATATATGAGTGGTGTTATGTTTAAAGGCTAAAAGTTTATCTGCAAAAGATTCTAAGGCTACGTACTCTCCATAGTCACCTCTAGAAACATCTATAAAATTGTCTTCAGTAAAAGTATCAAACTTTCCTAACTCACTAAACATTATTCTATCACCGTGAGTTTTTTTAGTACTACCTTTTTTAATTCTAACATTGGCTATAAAGTGCCTTCTATTTGCTATAACAGAAGCCTTGTATAATTCTTTTTCTTTACCTATTGAGTTAAATTTTACTTCTTCAGAATATCCATTAAGAGTTTTATAGGTGTCAAAGTTAGGGTTAGTAGATTTTAACCCTTCTGAAGAACTAGTGGCTGAGTAGTATCCAGAATTTTCAGTATGGTTAGCATCACTATCAACTCTTTTTACCCAAGGTTTATACCTTCCGTCAAGAGTCATTCTTACACCAAGTCTTATATCTATATCTGCAAATAAAATTAAATCGTTATCACTACCTCTTTCTCTTATGTAAATTCTACCTCCAGTAATTCTACCATTGTAAAATCTATCAGCATATACTGTACACTTCAAAGCTTTGTTTTCGTTAGTAGTTGTTAAAGTTCCTCCGTATACCCTAGGACGACTTTCTTGATTCTCATCGTATATAAATGTTTGAAAAAACTCATATTCTTTTGCACTCCAAGTACCATCTCCTGCTCCCTCAATGACTCCTATATTCCATCCTAATCCTCTTTTATATATATCACCACTATTATCAGCTATCTCAACATCTGGAGTTCCTCCGTATCCACGATATACTTTTACAGGTGTTGAACTACTTTTACCTTCTGCTGTTTTTCTTACCATAAAACATTCTGGTTTTTCAGAAGAACGAGAAAGAACTGAGTATACTTGACCCATTTCAAAAAAATGATTAGCTACTCTAGGATTAGAACCACCAGTATCAAAAGTAATAGAATCTTCAGTTATTGCAGTTACTACCTCTGAAGTTAAAACGTTTGTTCCAGCTAGATTGTCTACTACATCGTTTAAAACACTATAATGGGAATCTGTGTCTACTGCATTTTGGTTTGAACTTGCCATTGTAATAGAAGCTGGTCTTTCTAAATAAGCAGGATGTTCATACCATCCATTAAAAGCTAAAGAGACTGAATCGTTTGCAGTTAAGAACTGATTCATTTGTATATATCCATACCATTTAAGTATTGAATTGTTTTCTACATTTATATCAGAAACTCTTAGTACTTCATCAGAAAATGTAAATATAAACTGAGATGTAGAAACGTGCTCACTAGCTGATGAAATTATACCTGTATTTATCTCTTCGCTTCCCCACCCATCATCAGTATTAGATGAAGTACTTGCTTTATTAAAAGACCATACGTCTATATTATTATTAGCCGCATCGCCAAGAGCACACAACCTATCTCCTGTAGACCTCTTAGCTTTTATTCTAACTGAAGTTGATGCTCCGTCTGGAGAAGTTGTAAAGGTCATAGGTTTGGGAGATGTTCCTTCTCCTAAGCCTAAACCTGTAACTGCTTGAGAAATAACAACCGCACTTACATTAACTCCTTCAGTTCCAGTAACTGAATTAACTACAGTTCCTGCAGGAATTCCATTACCTGTAATAGTTTGACCTACTCTAACATCAGGACTGTCTACAATATTTATTGTAGTCTGTGTATTACTATGATTTACATCTGTATTAACTGTAAAGGCTGTTTCGTCTACAATAGGTTTCCCAATAACCATCATATAATGAGAGCCACCTTGTTGGATAAAACCAGAAACAATAAAGACTCCATCGTTAAATTTACTACCACTAACAGTTATTATATCTCCTACTAAAAAACCTTGATTAGAAGTCCAGTAATCTGCTGTTCCAGAAACGGTTATCTTAATAAACGATTTTGATGGAAGTACTGCTAAAGCCATATCTTACTCCGTAGACCCTGCACCGGGAATATCAGCAGAGCTTGAAGTTCCTACTCCATCTACTGCTGTATTCTGAGGATTGCCAAAACTTATATTTCCATCAGCACTTCCTACGGTTCTTACATTGCTATCAATATCATCAAATATACTATGGTCTGACTCAAAGTAAAAGAAGTTATACCCTCCCCCAAGGTTAAGCCTTCCTGTAATTGTACCGGGGGCACTTGTTCCTATTTCTAGCCTTGCAGTACGTTTAGATATATACTTTGAAAGAATGCTACCGCTTACATCAGATGGGTTAGCTTTCTGTTGCACTAGACTACCTGCAGATTTTATTTTTCCCTGTGCATCAACTGCCATATTAGTTATAGCACTTGACTCTGGTTCAGATAAATCTCTTGCATCCTTAACTGTATTTATTCCAGCGTCAAATTTATTTATAGTATATAGTTGTTTAGGCATTAATCAAGTATCTCCACATGTACCAAGTCATCGAATCCATTATCTTTAACATCTCCGTCAGAGTCCCAGTCTCCACCCCAACGAACCTTAATATCAAGTTGTTTAGCTATCCCTCTAATCATTCCGCCCATATAGTGAAACCCGTCTCTATTCTTCCAATCTATAGGATAAGGAGATAGGTCTACAGCTTTACCTTCCATGTGCTTAGAGTACTTTACTTTAGTAGCTCCTTTTTTTAATAACTCTTCTTGCCTTTCACTTGTGCGTAAACCTTCTATTATAGTAACATCCATAATTTTAATAAGCTCATTAAGAACTTTAACTAACCTATCGTCTACACCTTTTAATCTTTTCTTACTTGTCTTCCCAAATCTAGGCATTATTTCTTCTTCTTCTTCTTCATTATTAAAGCTTGAAGCTTCTTAGGTAGAGCCTTTTGTTTCTTGCTTAACGCTTTACCTTTTTTCTTTTTTGAAGGTCTTCCCTTCTTTGAACCGTATGTACCTTTACCCTGTGGCATTATGCTCTCCTTACTTTTTTTGCAACTGATTTACTATATTTAGCTTTTTGCTTTCCCTTTGCAGTAGCTCTTTTCTTAGCTCTATTAGTGCTTGCTTTTTGAGAAGGGCTAAGGCTTTTCCTAACTGACTCAGGTAGGTAACGACCACGTTTCTTCTTAGGTTTTTTCTTATCACCTTTACTTACGTAGTCCCATTTTTGCTTACCCCACTTAGTCAAACTATTACTAGATGACTTAGCTCCTTTATATCCACCACCTGCTTTCTTATATCTTGCAGTAGCTAGTTGAGCTTTACGTGCAGACCATTGACCTTTTCTTCCACCTTTAGTTCCTGCCTTAACAGAAGAAACTATTCGTTTCCATAAAGCTGGTTTTGTTTTTGTAGCTGACGCCATTATTTCTTTTTAGGCTTAGAGTGTTTCATTTGTACTTTAAACCCAGCAGTAAGACTAGCACCTTTATGGGGTTTAAATGCACCACTATGCTTCATTAACTTAAGACCCTTACCTGACTTCATCCAATGATAACCTTTAGGAGCTTTAACTTTTTTATTCATATTACCACTTTACCTTATCCGCCCAATAAGCAGCAGACATTTTACCCTTAGCTATATTCTTACCATGCCTTGCTTTGAACGATTTTCTTTTCATTTTCATTCTTCTGGATTCACCAGCTTTTGGTTTACCTGCTGTACTAGCTCCCTTCTGACCAAACCTAATTGTTTTAATCTTAGACCCTTCCTTAGCTACAACAATATGACTTTTCTTAGGATGTCCCGGAGTACGCTTAGGCTTATTAAATCCAGATACTCCAGCTCTTTTCAATCTAGGGTCTTTCTTGGCAGGCATACTATTTACCCTTCATCAATCCAATAACTAGGTCTTGGATAACTTCTACTAATTCTTTAAACATCTTACCTTCTTTTTCTTCTTTGACAAAAGGTATATTGATTTTATCGTTTAACATCTCAGCCATCTTATCAGAAAAATCATCTGATGCTATGTGACCTATTGCTTGCTCTTGTACTATTTCAGCTTGCTCTTCAGCCAACTTAACTAACATTGTTTTAATATCCATTACGATTCCTTTGTTTTTTTAATTTTATAATATAAATATATTATATTCATTATTCCAATTATAATACCTAATACGTATGGAAGTAAGTCCATGAATAGTAATGCTCCACTACCTACGCTACCTAAAGAAACTTTTATGCTATCCATTAATGTCTCCCATTTCCGTTCATTCGTGACATAATACCATCCATTCGTGATAATTGTTTTTCTAAATCTGATACTGCCTCCATCATCTGTTCATATCTTCTATCTCTTACAGCGTCTGACTCATTCCATCTGCTAATTAATTTGATTATCATTCCTTCCATATTGTTAATACTTTCAGACTGACCTTTATTCTCTACCTCTAATTCTTTCAAAGACTCTTGTTGAGACTCTGACTTCTTTGACAATGACATAACTAAATAAACAAGCAATGCTCCACATATACCTATCATTCCTGCTTCGCCATATATTGCCATCATGTCCATTACTTCCTCCGCTTTTTACCCCAACCCAAAGGATTGATGTTTATTTCTTTTTCGTAAAACTTTACTTTTTCTGCCAACTCTTCTCGTTCAATCCTTTCTTCCACGATATGTTTATCAAGTAAATTCCCAATGCGTTCATCTGCATCAGCAAGACTATTTTCAAGTGTTCCCAATCTAGTCTCAATCCTATAGTAACCATACACGAGAGTGCCAACCAGAATAAGAATTTGTCCAAACCACTTGAGGTTAATACTGACAACAGCATTGTCGTCCACAACACTACCTCTATAACTCCTAGCTGTTTTGACATCATCACTCATTTCCTCTTAACTATTTCCCAACTGTTATGCGTAAAACACCACATATCTCTATCAAATCTTACGTTGTCTGAATAAAAATGTGATGTAGAATCTTGGTCTACCACCTCAACAAATGTATACATTGGATTTTCTATATCTGTATCAATTCCCATAATTGTCCAACCGTTTGAACAACTACTAAACATAAGTGTAGTAAACATTAATATTATAACTCGTATCATAAACAACTTCAAAGTCTCCTGTTTTTAGTTTTTTAATTTTAAAATCTTTTTTATTTTTTCTTTTATCCATGACCATGCTCCAGTTTTCTTGTTTGCATTTCTGAATCTATTCTTTAACCTTTCGGTTCTTCTTATCCTCTGTAAGCTATGCATACTGCTGT